TACAGTAGGTATCGAGGTTATCTGCTATACTGAGCAGTACACCCCAGGCGTAGAGCTGGCCGAAGCGGTACGCGACGCCCTGGACGGTAAGCAGGCCACAGTAGACGGCCTGGTAATGCGTAGCTGCCATTTGACGGATAGCGAGGAAGGCTGGCAGGACGACGCCTTTATGCAGCAGTTAGTATTCACAGTTAAAATGTAACAAACGATATGACAAAAACTGGATATTGTAATGGTAGCGATATGCTACTTTACGTAGGCGGTAAGGCTATCGGTAGCTGTACCAGCCATACCACTACGTTTAACAGCGAGACCAAAGAACGCGCAGTAAAGCCCGTGGCCAGTGCAGCTATGGCAAGCGGCCTATGGAAGAAAAAAGGCGTTATCGGTTTGTCTTACTCTATTAGTGCAGAGGGTTTGGTATTCTACAACGAAACCGAATTTGGCTACAAAGCACTGGTAGCAGCGTGGAAAGCCGGTAAATCCGTAGAGGTTAAATGTATGGAGCGCGAGAGCGAAACACCGTACCTGGCTGGTATGTGTGTTATCGCTTCGCTGGAGCGTACAGACCCTGCGCAGGACGATAGCACCTACAGTATTAGCCTGGAGAACGACGGCGAGCCTACAACGCTGGACGAAACCGCTATTACTGAGGAAACAGAGGAAACAGAGGAAACAGAAGCAACCGAGTAAATTTTAGTCTATGGCTAAGATAGAAGTAACCATAAATAACGTAGCATACCCCTGCCGTCCAACGATGGGGGCTATGCTACGTTTTAAGAAAGAGACCGGCAAAGAAGTTACCGAAATGGACGCTACCAGCTTTACCGAGCTGTGCACGTACCTATACTGCTGCGTGGCTTCGGCCTCAGCTGCTGACGGCATACCGTTTAGTATGTCGTTAATGGACTTTGCCGACGCACTTAACCCCGACGATATGACCGCGTGGGCCGCAAAAGTGCAAGCAGATAACACCGTTACAGAGGGTGCCGAGGGCGAAAAAAAAAGTTAAAGCCTAAAGGCATTTACGATTTATTAGGTATCGCGCTGGGCTGCATACGGCTAACGTACGACGAGTTTTGCAAAATGGATTTTGCCGAGTTTGCCGCCGTCTACAAAGCCTATGCAGAGCAGCGCGATACTGATTTTAAGGATAGATGGGTGCGTATGCGATTACTGGCGACTATCGTAATACAGCCGCATTTAGCCAAAGGTAAGAAGATTACACCGGAAAAGTTACTGCCGTTTCCGTGGGAAAAGACCCAGAAACGCAGCGCTAAAAAGGGCAAAGGCCAGGAACTGACCCCAGAACAGCAGCGTAAACGTATGGCAGAATTAGTTAAGAAATTAGGCGACGAAATGATATAAAACTATGGCTGGTAAAAGTACAATTAGCATAACTTTTAAACTGGACAGCGACGGCAAAGGTTTTAAGGATCTGGCCAACGACGCCGAGGGCTTAAAAAAGGTTATAACCTCAACCGTTACCGAGGCGCAGCAGCTGAAAGGTAACGTTATAAATTTTGCTGCGCTGGCTACTGGCATAGACGCGGCGCAGCGCAGCTTTAACCAGTTGCAAGCGGGTATGCAAAATTTGGCAGACGCTTACGCCGTCCAGGAAGTAAACGAAACCCGATTAGCTACCGTTATGCAGCAGCGTATGGGCGCGACGGCCGCCGAGATCCAGAGCATTAAAGACCTGGCCAGCGCCCAGCAGGAATTAGGAGTTATCGGCGACGAAGTGCAGCTATCCGGAGCGCAGCAGATCGCCACATTTTTGAATGAAAAAGCGAGCCTGGAAACTTTGCTGCCGGCGATGAATAATTTGTTAGCCCAGCAAAAAGGACTAAGCGCTACCACGCAGGACGCTATTAGCGTGGGTAACTTGATGGGTAAAGTAATGCAGGGCCAAACCTCAGCGCTTACGCGCGTGGGTATTACTTTCGACGAAGCCGAGGAAAAGGTACTGAAATACGGAACGGAAAGCGAGCGCGCGGCTATGCTGGCCCAGGTTATTACTAATAACGTGGGTAATATGAACGCCCAATTAGCGCAGACCGAAAGCGGAAAGCAGCAGCAGTTAGCTAACCGGTTAGGCGATATTAAAGAGCATATCGGCGGCCTGGTAAATGGTGCTTTGCCGTTTGTTACGATCGCGGCGCAGTCTACGCAGGCACTGGCCAGCATTACCACACTGGTAGGCGGTATTAAAACCCTATCGACAACCTTATACGCCAGCGCTAAAGCGTTTGCAGTATCTACCGCGGCGTTTGTTAAAAACAAAGTAGCAACCCTGGCGGCGGCAGCTGCGCAAAAGGTAGTAACCGCGGCTACTACGGTATGGACGGGCGTACAGAAGATCTTAAACCTGGTGCTGACTGCAAACCCGATAGGCTTAATTATTACGGCTATCGGTGCACTGGTTACAGCCATTATCGCGGCATACAATAACTGCGAGGGCTTCCGGCAAATCGTCGATAAAGTCTGGGAAGGTATAAAGCCGCTGGCTAACGCCATTATGAACGGTTTGGCTAAGGCTTTCGAGTGGCTGGTAGAAAAGTGTAAGGAAGCCTGGGAATGGCTTAAAAACATACTGGGCCTGGGCGGTAAAAAAGTAGAGGTAGCAGTAGAGGTTAGCAAGCCTAAAGCTGCGCCAGCTATGGATCTGGGCGAAACAAAAGCGAAATACGCTAACTACACGCCAACAACAACCGGCGGCGCGACTACGCCAAAGGTAGCAGCGCCAGTATGGGACGATAACGCCAGCACGTTAAAGGCTATTACGGGAAATATCCAGATACTGACCGATAAGCTGCAAACGGCGAGCGTAGAGGAAGCAGCCATAATTAACCAGCAGATCGCGCACTGGAAAGCTAAAGCCGACGCGATCGAGGACGCCGGCAAAGCTGCGGAAAATAATACGCCGCTGTGGAAAGAGGACGCGGCCACCCTGCAAGATATTAACGGAAATATCCAGATACTGACCGATAGGCTGCAAACGGCTACCGTAGAGGAAGCCGCCCTAATTAACCAGCAGATCGACGCCTGGAACGCTAAAGCCGACGCGATCCAGAACGCGGGCAAAGCGTCGCAAAGCGCCGTACCTGCCTGGAAAGCTGAGGCCAGCACGCTAAAAGATATTAGTACGAATATCCAAATACTAAATAGCCAGCTGGAAACAGCGACTATAGAGGAAGCAGCGCTAATTAACCAGCAGATCGCAGCCTGGAACGCTAAGGCCGACGCGATCCGCAACGCGGGAAAAGAAGCCGAGAAAACCGGCCAGTCTACGGCTAATAGTTTGATACAAGGCTGGGGCGCTATTAAGGGTATGGCCAGTAGCGTAGAGAGTATAACCGAGGCGCTGAAAGGCAACGGCAGCGCGTGGCAGATTGTCGTAGGTATTGTAGATGGCTTTATAGGCTTATACGAGGGTATACAGACTATTATAGGCATTATTAACCTGCTGACCGCTGCCAGTGCCGCGCACGCTACTACTAAGGGCGTCGAAGCTGCGGCCGAGACAACCGAAGCGACAACCAGGGCGACCACAGCAGCCACCAACGCGGCAGCGTCGGCAGCTACCATTACCGCCAATAAGTTAGAAGCTGCGAGCTTTAAGGAATTAGCGGCAGCGCAGTATATGGCAGCGCACGCGTCGATCCCGTTTGCGGGCTTTGGTATTGCTATGGGCTTTACTACTGCGATGATGGCCGCAGTAACGGCCGCTGGTATTCCTATGCTGGCCGATGGTGGTATAGCTTCCGGCCCTACTTTGGCGATGGTGGGCGAATACGCGGGCGCGTCTGGAAACCCAGAAGTAATAGCGCCGCTGGATAAGTTACGCGGTATGCTGGCTGAGCCTGCCGGCTTCGATTTCGGAAAGGTAAAATTTGAGATCAAAGGCCGCACCCTGGTAGGCATTATCGAAAAAGAATATAACATAACAAAGCGAGGCTAACCGTATGAAGTATTTACGATATAGTGGCGAATTTCTCAGCGTGGCCGGCGTAGTCTGGCGCGCTGAGATTATGCAGGAAGCAGACGCAGCATTTGAAACCGTCGGCGTCCTGGAGTTTGACGCAGACCAGCCGCTGGTTATCGAATGGGGCCACAAAAGCAAAGAAGAAGTTATTTGCGGATCCGTGGCCACGCTAAAGATAATAAGCCCTGGCGACAGAACGTACGAAGATTTATACAGTATCGACGTCGGCCGTATACGCCTGGACGTATACCGTAACGACCGGCTGTACTGGAGTGGCTGTATAGATACAGAGTTTTACGAAGAACCATACGAGCAGGCCAACGGCTACAGCGTTATGCTGACGTTTAGCGATTTTGGCGTGCTGGATCGTCTCAAATACGAGCTGGCAGGTATGCAGACACTGGCCGACCTGGTTAGCTATTGCGTAGGCCGCAGCGGTATTATTTGCGCAGGTATCGACGACAGCCTAATAAGCACCCAGATAAGCGCCGGCAGTGGCGCTTTGGGTTTGTCGGATCTTAAAGTGCGTAGCGACAATTTCTACGACGAGGACGGCGAAGCCTCAACACTGGCCGAAGTTATCGAGGGTATTTTACAACCGCTGGCCCTGCGTATGGTACAGCGCGCCGGTAAGGTATACGTATACGATATTAACGGCCTATATACTAAGGCTACTACAAAGCCTATCGAGTGGGACGGTGCCAGCCAGGAAATGGGCGTAGATACAGTATACAATAACGCAAAAATAACCTGGAACACCTACGCCCAGAGTGGCAACCTATCGCCCGAAAACTGCTGGAGCGAGGACGTAGCAGTGGACGCGTCTAAAATGGCGCTTAACAATGTATACGGAGGCAGCACAGCAGACGCGCAGTATTTTTCTTACCATTACAGTACGTCGTTAAATGACTGGATAGACGCTACCGACTGCGGTTTTACTATATGGCTATCGAAAAAAGGAAATAACGCCGAGCTGGTGCACAAAGACGCGCGCTATTTTAAGATAGTGCCGCAGTATGACGGCACCGAAAGCGAGGGCGTAGCCATATACTGGAAAGCTGTAGCGGGTATTAAGGTGGGCGATAAAAATAACTGGCAGGCGAATTTCCAAAGTATGGGTTATGGCGTTACCAGTATGCCAGGTGGCCCGAACCCTGGCGCCCTGGATAATATAGGCGGCATTATCTTTAAGACTACGCCAGTATGGGTGCCGCCCGTAGATAACGCAGGCGATTTGTTGCTGCGCGTGCGTATGGATATGCTGATGGATCCGCGCTTCAATCCGTTTGAAAGTGCGGCTAATTTAATGGCCTATGTAGAGCAGAAAGACTGGCACAGCCAGTTTAATACCTACGGTAACTTTATCTACGTGCCGGTTACTATAAAATTCCAGCCGGACGGCAGCGATACGGTATACGTATGGAGTAACCAAAGCGAAGTAAAGCGCGCAGTAAGCAGCCCTATTACAACCCTGGCCGGAACCTACGGCAGCTGGAAAGTATACAGCGGCGACGCAAACCCTAACGCCTGGGGCTATTTGTGCTATTACGACGCCAAAGACCATTTAGACACCAGCGGCGTATTAGGCTGGAAAATGAACCGGCCCGCAATTAACCCGCATAAACAAAAAACCATATCTATTTTGACTAACGCCGAGGACGGCCAGTACATACCGTACCCGAACTACGGCGGCGGTGGCGGTAAACTTTGGGTAGAAGTACGCGACGAGGGCTGGGAAATTGTAAACGAGGGCACCGAACTATCGAAAGCCGAGAACGGGCCTAAATCGCTGTGGGGTAAGGTTAGCTGGATCCTGGCGAAACTGCCGGAAATTGAGATAATGAACAGCAGCCAATTTGACCAGACAATTAACACCGACGACGTAGAGTATGACGCCGAGATTAACAGCGCTGCTAAAGAGGCTATCGAAATAGACACTATTTGCGGAACCAGCGCCGAGGGCGTACCGACGGCGCGCGGTGCCTATTTCAATACCTCAACGGGTAAGCAGATTAAACAGCTGACCAGGGCGGGACGTACCAGCCAGGTAGAAGATCTGCTAATAGGCACACTATACAGCCAGTTTGCACAGCGACGTACGATGTTAAGCGGCGAGGCGGTAATAGCAAGCGACCCGATGGAGATTTACAGCGAAGCAAACCAGGGCGATAAAAAATTTATGATCGTTGAGGACGTACAAGACGTGCGCCTGGATTGCAGCGAAGCCACCTACGTAGAGATTAGACCGGACGAGTATAAACGTAATAACGAGTAAACGATATGGCTATATATGAGCTGAAAACCTACAAACGTGGTGCCCGCCCGCGCAGTAAGCGTCTGCGCGAGCTGGGCGGCACCGGTACTGCTGGTAGTGGCAGTACCATAGTAACCGTAACTGGTGGCGGTAACGTGGTTAGCCCGATGGATCACAGCCACGACAACAAAAAAGCGTTAGACCAGATTAGCACCGACGCTAACGGCTACCAGTATTTAACGCTGGAAAAAGAAGCTACCGACGACCAGGGTAACGCGATTATAGAGCAAACGACCGAAAAAGTTAAGGCCGGATTTGCAGACGTGGCGCAGGATCTATCCGAAGATAGCCCAGTGCGCCAGCAGTTTTTATCGCGTCTGGCCGACGACGTAGCCAAAGGTAATATAACCTTTGAAAAAATGATTACGACGCTGGGCCTGGCCATATTCCAGGGCGGCGCCGAGTACGGCCAGTTTGTAAAATCACTGTACGCGGGTATGGGTGCCGGTATCGACGCCCAGGGTAACGCTGAATTTGAGAGCGTACGCGTACGTAGTTACTTTGAGTGCCTGGAACTTATTATTAACCGTCTATCGGCCATAGAGGGCGACCAGATACTGACCGAGGGCGACACGATCGAAAGCGTGGACGATCTGGGCGACGGCTGCTACGGTTTACACCTTAAAAGCAAGTGGGACGGATATTTTACCGCCCAGTACCCTAACAACGTACTGAAAGGTATAGTTAATACCCTGGCTGCCGGCAGCGGCGTTTACTATACCAGCTGGCTAAGGGTAAACAGCGTAAATACGGCTAATAACTATATCGAAGTATCGCTATATCCGGACGACGAAACACCAGCCGGCCAGAATTACCCGCCGTGCGAAATGATGAAGATAGCGCGCTGGGGAAACCAAACAGACGAAACCCGCCAAAGCTGTATTTATCTATCCAGCACTGAGGGCCGAATAGTAAGGCTAACCGGCGTAACTAAACCGATTATCGACGCCACTAACTACGGCGCCACTTTCGGCACGCTTCCAGAATTTCTTAAAAATATGGATCTGCCGCTGGTTGAGCACCAGGACTACGTATACGCGCGCGGTTTGATCGTCCAGGATATTATACGTATCGACTACCAGGGTAAACCGATTAGCGAAGTAGTAGACCGCGGCGCCTGGAAAGAGGGCGAAGCCTACTACAGCGGAACGCTGAACCCTACGACCGGCAAATACGAAATATCGGACGTCTGGTATATGGGCTGTAAATATCGCTGCGCTAAGACTGGAACTACTACCGCGCCCGCCTGGAATAATACCGACTGGGCGATGGTTGAGGGAAACCCAGAGTTTACCGTAGAGTTTGCAGATACCGACTATATTTTTGATCCGGACAGATTTAACCTAACACTGGCCATTATAGCCAAGCTGTATAATATGGACGTAACGGCCGATATACTGGACGCAGACGTGCAGTGGACGCGCTACAGTGAGGACGCCGCCGGCGCGGAACGCGTGGCCAGCGATCAAGCCTGGGCGACAAAGAGAGCCGGCGCGGGTAAATCTATAGAGCTGACAGCAGCCGACTGCGATTTTAACGGCTACGTACCTAAAACCCTAAAATTTATAGCGACTGTTACCCTGCGCGATGGTATGGGAAACGAAGCGGGTACCGAAAGTGCAATTTTTCAGTATTAGTAGAAAGCTATAGCAAATGAAAACGAAAAGATTTGATTTTAACTGGAAACCGTTACAGCTGCAAATTTCCTTTGCGGTAGACGGCAGCGTGCCGGATAAACAGAACTATAATGCCGACGCGCAGGAATATACGCCAGACTAT